ATCTTCATTAATATACTCCTGATGTTCTTTATTTTTTTCAAATAAATCTAAAAGTCTTTTGCAAGTAACACCAGGAATAATATTATCGTATACTTTAACCATATGAATATTCTTCTTTTGCAATATCATCTAACTTTTGCATTACTTCTTCTGTAAAATACTTATCTGGATTTTTGTATATCTCTTTTGCATATACTTTCTTACCATCCATCTCATATCTACCTGCAACATTTTTCCAAAGACCACCTATCTCACCTAAGTCTAAAAGACCATAGTATTTGTCAAGACCTCTTTCATCATAATATAATCGAATTTCTACTTCTTTATTTTCTTTACTTAAACGTGATTTATGAGTCTTTGCCTTGATAATATTTCCAATGACATCTTTTCCGTCTTTTTCCTTTTTCTTGGTAAGATAGATGATTGTAGATGCAGCATACTTGAGACCGCTGCCTCCTCCCATTTCTTTAGTTGGGAAGTAAGATCCGATAACGTCATAGGTGTGATTGGTAACTATAAGTGGAATGTTTGCTTGACCAAGTTTAAGTGTGAGCATACGGAATGCACCTTTGACAAGTTGTGATTTGGTCATGTCACGAACTTGTTTATCATTTAATACATCATTTATTTCTTTCTCTGTAGAAAGCATACCAAGAGAATCAAGGACAAACATACAAGGTTTGCGACTTTCTTCTTCCGATTTTAAGTATATATCAACTGCCTTTAATGCTTTACTTCGAAACTCTTCAATTGTTACAACATTTACAACAACCAACCGTGTCGTATCAACTCCACGAGATTCGAGAAGTCCTTTATTGACGGCTGCTTCAGTGTCAAAATAGAGACAATACCCATCAGGGTTAGTGTCCAAAAAGTTTTTGACAACAGCCAAGGAAAAATAAGTCTTTCCAGTAGAGCTTTCGCCAGCGATGGCAGTGATCTTATTACTAGAAACGCCACCATAAATGGAACCGCTAACCACTGCATTAAAGATGTATGATCCTGTGTCGATGAATCTTTCGTTTTCGTCGATTTCGGAGGCAATTTGGGTGTAGTCATCACCTATCTCTTTTACTATTTCTTTTAAAAAATCCATACTATGCTACAATGTCGAATACTTCTCGAAGAACTTTCTTATGTGGATATCCTTCTTCAATCAAGAATTTAGTTAATCTTAACTTTCTATGCAACTCATTTCTAAATTGCCTTTTCATTGCATCTGGATGGTTTGATTCATTCAATGCATCCATCAACTCTTTCAATTCTTCGTTGTCGATTGGTAAATCCATGATAAAAGTTTAATTACACATATTATAACACCTTAATTCAATTTTGGCAATCAAGAGAAAAAACTTTCTAAAGTAATCTTTCTTTCATCTGACCAACCAATCGCATTCAATACAGCCTTCATCGGATCAAGAAATGCCTTATCAAACTGAGTATCATAATCAATAAACTTTTCAAGATTAAGTTCCTTTGGAAAGTCTTGAATAAATGACATTACATTCTCACGAATTGGATTTGGATTCTTTAGATAGCAGAACTTAATCTTCTCACCGTTCTGAATATATGCATACTTCTTATCGAGTTTATTCTCTTTAACGTAAAAATTATATAGGAGAGCACCACGAACGTGCATTGGTGTTCCCTTCTCATATATGTTATTAGTTCCTTTATACTTAACTACGTTTGATGCAGTGCGAGGAAATGATATTTCTTCTGGTGATAATGATTTAAATTTAGTTCGACAACTATCAATATAATCTATCATCTCATCTTCAGTACCACTCATCATCACTTTCAATCCCTCCTTAATCATCGTACGACAAGGTGCAGGTGTTGATGACTTTACTGCTTCAATACCCATAATCTTTAACTTTGCATCTGCATATCTGACTCCTTCACTATCCCACACATTCAAAATATATCTTTTCTTTGCTGTCCATATACCACGGTCTGCGATGTTCTCTCGCTTCATAAACATCTTTTGGTCATACGCATTTACGTAGTTTGCCAACGCTTGGTAAGAACCCTCAATATACTTTTCAAATTCCACTTCACACACCTTATTAAGGAACGACACAATGCCTTCAGTAGTTTTCTCTCTGCCTTGGTATACTGCGTCAATAAAAGGGCCCAAATTAAGATAAATGGAATCGGTATCAGAAGCAATAACATAATCAACATCCTCCGTATTTAAAATTTTGTTCAGTTTACGATTCATCCGATTTTCAATCCATCGGATTGAAACTTGACCAGATAAAGTAATTGCTTCAGCATTTGCTAATTTAAAATAACGGAAGTACTGATTACCGATAGCACCATAAGCAGAATTAAGAGAGATCTTCTTTGCCATCTGGATATTGTTGCAACGGGCAATTTCTTTTTCCAACGTTTTTGTTTTTTTCTTCTCATATGATTTTTTTGCCTCAATCATTTTCTTTTTGAAGATGACTCTTTCGTTATACATCTTCTCCATCAGTTCGGGTAAAAACCCTTTGATGTCTTTACGATACATCGCACCATTAGCACATACCGCATAATCTTTGAACATTTCAAATGTTACTTCCTCAGATAGAATTTTATCAACGTTGACCGATGGATGTTTCTGGTCGAGTAATGTCTCTGGGGAAATATTATATTGCATAATCAGATGAGGATAAAGACTGTTGAGGTCAAAACTAACCACCCAATCATACTTGCCTGGTATCGGTTCCTTAACATAAGCACCTGCATATTGTGAATCTTTATCTGTTCTCACCTTCGGAGGAATCACAACATTTTTCCTCTTCAGATAATTATATATGATTGAATCCCAAGTCCTTACTTGAAAAAATACATCTGTATAATTTACTTTCGCATCATATGCCATCGTCAGACAAAGTTCAATCAACTTCATTTTATCTTCAAGTTGATCTACGAGTTCTACGTCGATGATGTTGTATTCAATAAACTTTTGCCAGTTGCCAGTATAGAAGTCCCGAAAGGTGTCAAACTCAGAGTGATCTAATTTCTTCTTACCAAGTTCAACAAAAGCAATGTGATCCAAGCGATATGATTCTTGATTTGTGTATGTAAACTTTTTATACAAATCAAGGTAATCAATTACAGAAATACCTGCCATTTCACAAGATATTTGTTTACGACCTTGTACAACAAAATCTTTTTTTCTTACATAACCCCAAGGAGAAAGTTTACGAACTTTCTTCTCACCCATCAATCTTTCAATACGTCCTACTATGTACGGAATATCATACAACTCACAGTTCCAACCAGTAATCACTTCTGGTGCATTTCTTTCCCAATATTCTAAAAAACGATCTATTAAATTATATTCATCCGTACACTGAACGTATCTTACATCTTCTCTCGTATTATTGAATGGACGTGAAGCAAAACAAATTATCTTTTTAGTTGTATAATCTTGTAGAGTAATTGCTAGTAATTCTTCTGCACAATCAAAGACGTTGGGAAATCCACTTTCAGCAGCAACCTCAATATCAATCGTGACTAATTTAATCTTACTAATATCAAATTTGATTTCTTCTTCTGGATATTTTTCGGAGATATACTGACAGATATATCTGTCATTTCCGTAAACATCAAAGTTATCCACCTCAGAATATTTATCTATAAACTGTTTGCACTCAGATATTTTACCAGGTTTAATTGGTTCTACACTCTCTCCTTCGAGAGTTTTATACTTTGATTTTTTCTTCGAAGGTACATAAAAAGTGGGATGAAACGTTTCTCTCGCAGTAAAATGCTTACCATTTTCATATCCACGGACAAGAATTTCATCAAACCTTTGATGGACATTTGTATAAAACCTCATTGAGTAATCTTCTTATATTCTTCTAATATGTTTTTTGATGGATCAACTAGTGTCAATATCTTATCGGAACTCATAAACATTTCTTTATTAGGAGTCAAGTCAGACATCCACTTAGATACTTTACCATCTATTATAACACATGGATTTATTAATTTGCAATCTGGTTGACCAATATCTGCTAAGACTTCATCAATCTCAGATATCAAAATCATTTGATTCATTAAGATTAATACTTGGATAGGATTCGCTGGCTCCACCATCTCGTCCGTCGCTTGATCCGTCTGTATCATTAGATCGTCTTCCATTTACTTTTTCCTCATAGGTTTTTTTAACACTATCAAGCGGTTCACTAATACAAACCACCCAATCTCTATTTACAATTATATCATCATCTTTTGATAATGACATCCATTTGTAATATGCAAGTTGATGTTTTGGTCTACTTTCATTTTCAACCAGAACTTGACTTGTTTTAATCTTAACACAATATGGTTTCTTAAAAAGATAAGAAACTAATTCATCCTCAGAATTACGAAACTCTGCGATGTCAGCAATTACCTCTTCTCCAGATTTTAATAGTGCTAGTTTTGTGCTCATACTATTATTTTATATGAATTTATTATAGCAATAAAAAAGGAGATCGTCAAGATCTCCTTAATATAATCCCTACATGGGGATTCTTCTTGGTGGATTAGGACGGTAGTAATCTCTTGGAATACAAGGATTAAAACGAGTGCATTTTTTACGAGGTCTTGGCATTTTGCATACCACAA